TCATAGTCCACCTTCATTGTAATATCGTGGACTACAACTTCATGCTGTGATGGGTCTACTGGATCAGTACCTGACTGACTTTCTAGATCCTCAAATCGTCTTTGTCTTTCTTCATCAATATCGCCATCAATCATTCCTGCATTATCTTCAATAAGTTTTCTGTCATAACCCATTGAGACTAAATCACTGACAGACATAGTTGTCTTGTGACACATGAAGTAACAATCTTCTAAAGATTTTGCTCTGCGATTAAATAAAAATTCTTCAGGCGGTACATTCTCAATTTTTATTTTGCCTGACTTCTTAGTAATTTTGACTTTGAGATCGTAGCTGTTAAGAACCTGAACTTCTTCGCCCATATCATTAACGACTGTTGTGTAATTCTCTTGTCTTTCTACAACCTCAATATCAGGGTTAGCCAATAATAATGCTAACTCTTCTTCTGTTAATCCTTCATATTCTTCTTCTTGAACTGTAGATGTTTCATCCCAACAATACTTAACAACACCTAACTTAAACATGAGGCTGTCTTTGAACCAATTATACATGATCCTATAGCCATCATTGTCATTGTTGATTATGTAATTCACATAATCTGTTAACTGTTCTGCTCGATTAACATCTTCAGCAGTTCTTGGAGCATATCTTACATACTTATCAGAACTGGTAAAAATACGCATAAGCGATGGCATAATCTGCTCTACTGCATCTGCAAAGTCAGTAGATACAACAGAACTTCTGCCTTCTACTTCATTGCCAAAAGGCTCTGCAAGATAATAATCGATTGCCCTTAAACGATCTGATGAATACTCAGTTTCAAAATGGTTTTGGCTATCTGTTATTTCAGATTGGATTATTGATCCCAATCTTTCATCTGTCATTTTTGCCATTATTTTTTCTTTCTAGCTTTTGCCTGAGCAGTCTTAGATAGTTCGCCCATATGAAATAATTTTTTTGAATTTTTTGTGTGCCTTACACCTGAGTGCAATGATCCATCAGCCATCTTATGAGTGCCACCTTTATGCTCAGTGCCATCCCTAAAATAATGTTTCATACCCTTGCCCATTACTTTTTCCTCTTGACTATTGTTTTGACATTTTTGCTCGGATTGGCTCTTTTTCTAGATACAGCCGATTTAATCTGAGATTTAGTCATAGATTTAGCTTTTGATAGAGGTACACATTTTGGGTAGCCTCTAGATGAGTTCTTTGCAGATTTTCTTCCGCAAGCCTGATATTTGCCCTTTTTTTTTGGAGCAGATATATCAACCCAATTACCCTTTTTACCTTTTCCAAACCATGCGGTTAACCCGCCTTTAGGCTTTGCCATCATGCCATCCTATATTTACCGCCACGAGCCTTATATGTCCTAACCAAATATCCATTTGCATAAGCTGAAGGATATTTAGTGAACTTTCTTTTTGTTTCTGCCTTTACTTGTGCGTACAATTTTGGATTTGTAGGCACTGGCTTTTTCTTGCTCTGCTTTTTCTTCATTCAACTTCCTAACCAAATCACTTTGCATTTTTTGATCTTCATAGTGAACGTCACACTTGCCATTTCGCTTGCATAATTTTGGAGTTACACAACCGCTACAAATTGCTAATTCTAAAATAGGATCATTGCGTTTAGGTCTGCGATAAAACCTGACAATCATTTAGACTTTTTCTTTTTTTTAGGCTTATTACTGATTGTCTTAACCTTCATTGTGGTCTTTTTGTAGTTGCCTTTTTTCTTGCCCATATTATACATCTTTTGTCTTCCTTCCTCTTTTTTTGAGAGGCACAACATTTTGGCTCATAGTTACACCTCTACTGGTTTGAACTGGAATAGGCTTAGGCATTTCAACCTCAATCTCTTCAGGCTTGATTTTACCCAATAAACACTTACATCGAGCAGTACATTTCCACTCGTAAGTACAAACATTACAATGTTGCATATTACTTCCCCTTATCTGTTTAGTAATGAGTAATTCATTATTGTATCTACTAGTTGCTGATCAACTTCCTGAGTGGGCAACACTCTAGTAAATCCATAGTCCTGCATTGCAGGATTGTTCAAAGATTTAACTTTAGGATCATTAAAGTAATCTCTAAACAAAAGGCTTCTCGGAACTGTATTGTCTAATCCACCAATATAATCCCCAAACATTTGAGTTCCATATGTGCTATGTGGCACAATCGGGGTACTTGTAGGAGACTTTTCTAAGTTTGGTCTAGCTATGACTAAACCAGTATCTCCTGCCTTTTTGCCCTTCAATGCCTCATCTGTAACAGCAAACCTTGCTTTACCTACATTTGGAAAGCCTGCCTGCTGAAATGGTGCTGTATCCATTATTTTTACAAATTTTTTCCTTACAGAAGGCGGTGCATTATCTAAATATTCTCTTAACTTCGGACTATCCACACCTACCCAATCTTTTACCGCAGGATATTTTTCTCTTTTTCTACTACCTACACCTTCCATAACCCTTTTCTTCATAAGTCTATCAAAGGCTTTTTTATCTTTTTTCAAAATTTTTGCTGTAGGTATTTGTTCAGCTAAAACTCCTGAAGGAAATGTTGAAAAGTCAACGCCTTCTTTGCCCATAGCTGTATAAATCATACTTACTGGCTTGCCAGTTTCTTCAGATAAACTTTTAACTTTTTTATCTAATCTTGAAATTATTCCTTTATCAGATGCCCAAACAGAACCCTCAGCCTGATTTGATGCACCACGCATAAACTTCGCACCACCCTCAAGTTTTACTGGATTTTTAAAAGCTACATCATCTATTGAATTTATTAATAAACCAGTGGCACTCTGATCACCCATAAGAGGATATAAAATACTGCCCTGCAAATCCTGAATATTTATTTTTTTCTCAGGTGCTAAATCTATATCTTTTGCATAACCAATATCTGTCTCATCCAATGGTCTAGTCAGTAAACCCTTTGCCCTACCATAGCCTAATGGATCAATTTGATCCTTAGTCAGTGGCTTCATAATGTTCATGCCCAATGCACCTTCAGGCACTGCATTTGGCAATAATCTTGAACCTAATAAAGATCCACCAGTTACGTTCATAGATGTATCAAAGGCTAACTTTTGTATTTCCTGCGGACTTAACTCACCCCGAAAAACCTGACCAAACTTATTAATTCCGCTATAGGCATCCTGCAAAAACTGAGGCACAGCTAATTCAAAATTACCCTTGTTGCCATACATATCCCTCTCAATTGGAAGCAACATTCCAGTGTATCGAGGGGCAGGCAGTGCATCAGATGGGTTAAATGCCGATAATAAACCTTGTTGCATATCTATGCCCACTTCGTCTTATGAGACCAGTATCTCGCACTAAACTTAGATGGATTAGGATCTTGTGCATTATGCCTCGCATAATATGACTTCTTCCTCATCTTATCCTTCTTAGTCTTTGGATTACCACCCGCACCAGTTACACCCTGCTGACCAAACCTAATCGTCTTTGTCTTATCACCAACTTTGGCAACAACCACATGAGACTTTGTCTTATGATTGGGGGTGCGTTTAGGCTTGTTATACTTTGTCAATCCTAATTTTTTTAATTTTGGATCAGTCTTGCTCATTAAACTCGCCTGCCTCAATTCGTCTTAAATATTCAATAAACTGCTCTTCAGTTAAGTTTGCCTTAACACCGCAATTCGCAGTCGCTACAGTCATAGCAATCATTATGTCTTGCCAACTAAGACCCATAGACACATGAATGCCATTTGCCATAGTGCAGAACATCTCTAAGGCATAACCAAAATCTTCTTCTTTCTCAGGCGGTATGAAAGTAACCTTTCTCTCAGGCTTTTTCGGAAAATTAACTACGTTATCCATGCACTGTTTACTGTTAGGTTCTTCCGACTGTTCCATCTACTCATTGCTCCTGAAGCTAAAGCTCCCTGATCGGCAAACGTCAAAACAAAAGCATCCGCAACGTCAGGAGATCTCTGACCTCTGCGTTTCATCTCATCCTTGCTTTCAATCTTCAATTTACCAGTAGAGAGATATTTATACCGAATACCAGTTATCTCCTGAATTAAACTATCATCCTGCGGTATGTGAACATCCCTGCCCTCAAACCACTCACGACAATTCCAAAATAATTCATCCCTTAGACGAGTGAATTTATCCCTTAGCGATGCACTCTCAGAAACAGCAATAGATATCGCAGGCAATCCTAACTCCTTCAATCTATCAGCTAGTCCTGCACCAATACCAATCGCATCAATGTAAATGGCTATAGGGCGATCATTATATCTAACCGCCTCATACTCAGTTAAAATAATACCCGCCATTTCCATTAAATCTTTTTGCGACCATGTCTTAATAGGCTCTAATAACTCCTGCCCCCTTCTTTTTGCTAAGGCAGACCTATCATTTCCATATCTCGCAACATCCAAACCCCAAACAACTGGTGTTAAGGGGGATGCCTCAATATCTCGCTTTGTTGCCCCTTCCACTAAATGAAGCGGTAATAAAACATCGTCAGATTGGGTAGGAAACTCACCCAAAACACGAACTTTATAAATATTGCTATCTTCACCATATTTGGACTTCATATCTTCCAAAAACTTTTCAGATACATACTCGCCATCCTCACAAGAAACAGTCAGATTAAACCAACGATCTCTCATCGAATGGAAACTTTCATAAAAATATCCATCAGATCTAGTGGGGTTACCACACATGACAACCTTAGCACCCTCAGTCGATAAAGCACCTTCACCAACCTGAAAGACTACATCAGGTATGCCCGATGCCTCCTCACAAATAAAAAGCATATTCTCACTATGAAAGCCTTGCAATGCCTCAGGGTTCTCTCTCCTGCTCGTTCTCGCAACGCAGAAACTATCAGAAGCACCTCTTAGCGATATCTTGTCCGACTTTACCTCTAACTGGCTCTTAAACCCATCAGGAAGCCTGCGATACCACTTGTCTATCTCAGACCATAAAACATCCGATAACTGGTGAGCAGTGTTTGCAGTAACCGCTATCTTGCAGGGATAGTGAGTTAATAGCCACCAAAGAATAAGCCATGACTGGAAGGCAGTTTTGCCAACACCATGACCCGACTTAATCGATATTTTATCATTATCTCGTATGCCAATTAAGGCTTCCTTCTGCCACCTTTGGGGGGTAGCCTTCAATATTGCTTCAACGAATAGAACTGGATCGTTGCGTAATTTTAATAATGTTTCAGTTGTGTTGCTCAATGCCCACCCCTTGCCCCTGCAAGATAAGGGGGATCTCGCAGTACCGAAATTGAGAGGGGTATATACATCTACACCATGCCCCCGCATATTTGTAAGGGGGGGGTCAGATCAAATATCCCTGCAAAAATCTAATAAAAAAATACGAAGTGATAAGTAAAGTGATAAATATCTTCTGTAATCGTTGTATATCAACAAGTTTCGTCAGGCTAGTTGTGTAACGACCTATTGATAAGTCTTGTTTTCTTCATCTTCCTTGCGTGTGCGTAGTGCATTCGGTAGTGTAGTTTCTTCTCCCTCAACCACCTTACTAACTTCCTTCAAAGCATCCAAATAACTTGCCTCATGCTTCACTTCCATCCTATGCACATCACCAAACTTCTTCGGTGCTAACTTAGCTGACTGCCACTTCAATGCATCTATCGCTACTCTAGCTTGATTATAATCTATCTTGCCTTCCAACATATCATTAACAGTCTCAGTAATCTTATCTGCATATACCTGACCTCTATTCTCCATAGCCAAAGCATATCGACTAGCAAATCCATTATCACTATTCAGCTTCTTAGATACAGTTCTCCAACTCGGCATATCCTTATCATTATGACAAACATCCCTTGCTGATCTTCCCTCACCAATTCTTTTCAGGAACTCAACCCATTCATCTTCACGATAT